AGGAAAATAACGATGAACTTTATTGTCAACTGGAGAGACATACGGGATTGGCAACTCCTCTGAAGCCCACCAGACGATGCTTGGGTGCTCGTCTAGCCATTTCATTACACGAAGTTCCCAAGATGACCGATAAACGATATTGTTTGGGTCGCCTTTGTATTTCTTTGGGTTTTTTGGTTTAAACCATCCGCTATATGACATAAATACTATCTATCTCTCTTAACAGGATTCATATGGCTCTATTTGGCTTCGGCGACATAACATTTGATAGAAGTAATGGCGAAAGAGGGCCTCTAGGTCCATTAACCGCCAACGAGTTTCAAAAAACAACACTAAAATATCCAATTGATTTAGGTAATACCGACAAAGGTCATTACTTAGTTATTTACATTCGAAAACAGAAAAAAACATCATTTGGTGATGTTTCAGGTAAAGACATAAGCAATGGAGCTTTGGATATTGCTACAAAAGTGCAACAAGCCGCCTCAAAAGCTCAAATCATGGGTAGTATCAATAAAGCAAAAAGTGCCATAAACAATGCCAAATCAGGATTCTCAGGCGATATAACTGAAAAAATTAACAGCATATCTTCCCAAAGCGGCATCTCAAATATTTTCAATAAAGTGGCCGGTGGCGTTGTAAGTAGTGTTAATAATTTATTTGGTCAACCATCTGTTACTTTTGGCGGTAACTCTGCTGCTACTGAAGAACAAATACAAACCTCAATTCGTAAAATTACAGGAGATGGAAATTTACAGTTTTTACGAACAACAGTTTTAACTTCTGATGCTATCGCTCTTTACATGCCAGATACTTTGTTATATTCATATACACAAAATTATGACCAACTATCTTTAGGTGGTGAATTGGGTGGACAAGCTTTAGCTGCAGGTAAATCAGCTTTAGAAGAATATGAAAAAACAGGTAAAATAAGTTCAGCAACAGGCTCTGTTTTAAAGAGTGCTATAAATGTTGGTGCAGAAAAAGGAGCCAAAGCTCTAGGGTCTATAACAGGCAACCAACAAACAGCACAAGCGATTCTTGCGGCAACAGGCCGTGTTGAAAATCCAATGTTGGAGATGGTTTATAAATCACCTGCATTTAGAGATTTTCAATTTGATTTTGTTTTCTATCCAAGAAATGAAAAAGAAGCTTTAGAAGTTCAAAAGATTATTAGTAAATTAAAGTTTCATCAGGCACCAGAAATACTCCAAGGTCAGGGAGCCCAAGCAAGTGGATTTTTAGTTCCGCCTTCAGAGTTTGATATTAAATTTTATTATAATGGTGCTCAAAATCCAAACATACCAACAGTAGGCACTTGCATATTAAAAAACATACAAGTTAATTATGCACCAAATGGTTTTTCTGCTTATGAAATACCGGGTGAAAACGGCCCAGCTGTAGGTAGGACAGGAACTCCAGTTTCTATACAAATGACTTTAAACTTCCAAGAAGTTGTTATTCTTACAAAATCAGATTTTATTGAAAATCCAAACGATAAAGCTAAACAAGATAGAAAATCGGCTTTTATTGATAAACCTTTAGGTCAAACATTTGATAACCCATCACCATAATGGCTAAATTTTTTAATTACTTTCCAAAAACACTTTATTCTGCTAATAATTCAACAACAGCATTAGAATCTGTTACAAATATTATTGCCAGATTTGCGTTTGAAAATTCTTTAAAACAAAATTCATCTGCGTTTTACAAGTATCAAATACAAGAATCTGATACTCCAGAAATTATTGCTTACAAATATTATGATAATGCTGAAAGACACTGGATTGTGTTATTGTTTAATGATATTATTGACCCACAATTTGATTGGCCACTAAAGAGTGATACGCTAATTGAGTATATTGACCAAAAATATTCTGCAAACGGTGCAGCTAATACTACACCGGTTTCTGGTTTGTCTTGGGCGATGAACACCAACAATACACAGGCATATCTAAAAATAATTACTTCAACAGCAAATGATGGTACAGTTACAACCACAAAATTACAAGTTGATGGCAACACATATGCTAATATTGCAGCCACAACAAATACTTACACGACTGATGCTGGTGAACTTGTTACGATTGCAGTAACAAAACAAAAAAGAACTTACTATGATTATGAAATAGAAGAAAATGAAAGTAAGAGAGAAATAAAACTATTAAAGCCAGAATTTATTCCTGTTGTCGAAAAAGAATTTAAACGAATAATTAAACAATGACCTTTGAAATAAGAAAATCCACACAGTTTGAAATACGAGAACTAACTTTGGTTGTCAAAGGTGGGTCTATTGATATTAGTGGTATTTTTGAAGAATTAAACATTTTTGATTCTTTGTTTTTGCCAGTAATTAGTGGTAACATTTTAATTAAAGATTCGATTGGATTATCAGGTAAATTATTGTTTGATGGTTCAGAGGTTCTTTTGGTTGATATCGCTAAAAATGCTAATTCAGATATTGCTTCTTTTAAAAAGGCATTTCGTGTTTATAAACAATCTGGTCGAACAGCAGAAAATTTAAGTAGTGAGAGATATATTCTTCATTTTGTTTCAGACGAGTTAATGTATTCAGACCAACAAAAAGTAAATCAATCTTTTGAAGGCACTTATTCTTATGTTGTTGAAAAAATATTAGAAAATTATTTAAAAGTGCCAGTTGGTGAAGCAAAAGGAGTTTATGAAAATTCTACTGGTTTAAAAAAAGTTGTAATACCCAATTTGAAACCATTAGAGGCAATAGAGTGGTGTGCCAAGAGAGCGGTTGATATAAACCAAGCTCCAAACTTTATGTTCTACCAAAATACAATTGGATATAATTTTGCTTCTTTGTCAACTCTGCTCACGCAAGAAAATATATTGGACATTAAATTTGAACCAAAAAATTTAAATAGCTCAAACCCAATGTTTGAAATTAGTAGTGCTAGAGCAATTGAAGTTGTTTCACAAAACGATAGTGTTAAGAAAACTAGAGAAGGTGTTAATGCTGGTCAATTTATTGGTTTTGACCCTCTCACTAGAACAGTTGCTAAAAAGAATATTAGTTTTGGTGATGTTTTTGAATCATTAAAACATGCTAATGAAAATCCAGATATTTCAATTGTTAAAAATCGTGATGGACTAGATTCAACGCAGACATACGATGCTAAAAAAACGGTAAGTTCATTTAATACAGCTAAATTGGTAAGTTCTTATATTAAACAAAATGACCCCACATCATTATCTAAAATTGAAAATTTAGAATCGTTTTTATTTCAACGAAAAGCAATCATATCAACTCTAATGAATAAACGAGTTAAGATTGCTATGCCAGGTAATTTTCAATTAACTTCAGGATTCAATGTTTATTTGGATGCACCAGTTTTAGGTGCTAAAGAAAAAGGCGGCGATAACAAAGATGTGAGTTTGAGTGGACAGTATTTGATTGTGGCTTCACGCCAAATTATTGGTTATGATAAACATGAAACTGTAATTGAAGTTGCCACAACATCTTCAGAAAATGATTTTATTCCTGTAAGTAGTATAAATCAACTTGAAGAATTGAAAGAATTTACATCATGAGTGAACAAAAAGATTTTGCAGGTAAAGGTGGGTTTATTTGGTGGATGGGTTTTGTTGAAGATAGGCAAGACCCACTTAAAATGGGCCGTATGCGTGTGCGTTGTATTGGTTGGCATGCTGACAATAAAATGCAACTACCAACAGAAGGTTTGCCTTGGGCAACACCAATGTTCCCAATAAACAATTCAAATCCATATCCGTTAAGAGAAGGAGATATGGTTGTTGGATTCTTTACAGACGGAGAAGCCGCACAAGACCCAATTATTTTAGGGACTTTTCCAGGTTTATCTCTTAAAGCTGGCAATCGCCAAGAAGCATTTAGTGATGGTCGAACAGAAGAGCAATTGACCACATCACCAGTTAAACCAAATGAGCAACCAACATTATACCCTAGACAACTAGATGAACCAAGCACTTCTCGCTTAGCAAGAAATGACCCAGCTTATCCGTCTTATATTGTTCAAAGTAAAAAAGCAAATAGAGCACCAAAAGTAGAACCTGAACCATATTATGCTGCTGTTTATCCATACAATAACGCTTACGAATCAGAATCAGGTAATGCAATAGAAATTGATGATACAAAAGACCATGAGCGCTTGCATTTTTATCATCGTTCAGGTTCATATGTTGAGTTTGGTCCAGATGGTGACCGAGCAGAGAGAATACAAAAAGACAAGTTTACAGTAGTCATTGGTGACGATTCTGTATATGTCCAAGGCGATGTGAAGTTATATGTTGATGGTAATATTACCGCAGAAGTTGGAGGCAATTTACAGGCAACCATTGGTGGAAATGTAACTGCCGATGTTGGTGGCCAAGCGGACATAACTGTTGGCGGAAACATCAACGCTACTGCACCAAATTTAAATTTGAATGGTAATTTAAATGTAACAGGCCAAGCAACAGTAAGTAAGAACATATTAGTTGGCCAAGGAATAACAACAGGAACAGGTGGCGGCGGAGGCAATATGACAGTCAATGGTTCCGCTACATTTACAGGAGATGTTGTCGCTCAAGGCACAAGCCTGAAGTCGCACACACATTCTGGAGTTCAATCTGGAGGTTCAAATACTGGTCCTCCAAACTAGAATAAATAAACAATGGCAACCGTAAATATAGAAGCAGCACGAACTTTTAAAGACCTGGATTTGAATTTTACTATTCATCCAGTCAAAAAAGACATTAACACATACAAAAATGAGTATGCGGTTATTAACTCAATTAAAAATTTGGTGTTGTTAAATCACTATGAAAAACCATTTAGACCAGAAATAGGCAGTAGCATCCGAGCGCTACTGTTTGAAAATATTGATAGCGTTATTGCCGCTCAAATTGAAAGAGCAATTGTTGAAACAATTAGTAACTTTGAACCAAGAGCTAAGGTGTCGGTTGTTACTGCAATTCCAAATCCTGATGAAAACAAATATTCTGTTCGTTTAGAGTTTTTTGTGATTAACAATCCAGACCCAATAACTATAAATTTCTTCTTAGAGAGAATTAGATAAAATGGCAGACCGTTTAAGAGTAACAGAATTAGATTTTGACACAATCAAAACTAATCTAAGAGCATTTTTAAAACAACAATCTGAGTTTACGGACTACGATTTTGAAGGTTCAGGATTAAACATTCTGCTGGATATTCTTGCCTATAACACTCACTACAATGCTTATTATCTAAACATGGTTGCCAATGAAGCGTTTTTAGATACAGCGTTGCTTCGTGATTCAGTTGTTTCTCATTCTAAAGTTTTGGGCTATACACCATATTCGACCAGAGCGCCAGTTGCGATAATTGATTTTCAAGCCAACTCAGCTTCATCTACAACCGGCACACTAACTTTACCAGAAGGTTTTAGTTTTTTATCAAATCAAATCGATAGTAAGGCATATAATTTTGTTGTTTTACAAGACACAACAGTAACAAAAGCAAACTCAACATACTTGTTTGAAAATTTACAAATATATGAGGGTCAGTTGGTTTCATATGTTTTCAACTATGATGCTCAATCTAATCCAAAACAAGTGTTTGTTTTGCCTGATTCTAATATTGACACAACAACAATTAAAGTTACTGTTACACCTTCGTCATCAAATACAGCTATTACAACATATCAAAAAGTAACCGATGTTTTAGATATTACAGCTACTTCAGAAGTTTTCTTTTTACAAGAAGGTCGTAGTGGAAAATTTGAAATTTATTTTGGTAATGATGTTGTTGGTAAATCATTACCTGATGGCGCCTTGGTTACTGTAACTTATTTGGTAACAAACGGAACAATTGCAAATAAAGCAAATAATTTTATTGCTACAAGCCAAGTTGTTGATTCTTTAGGTGAGAGCATTTCCAATTTTACTATTAGTCCTCTATCTGCAGCTTCTGGTGGCGCAGACCGTGAATCAGTTGACCAAATTAAATTCTCAGCTGCAGCTCAGTTCTCAACACAGAATCGTCTAGTAACATATAAAGATTATGAGACATATATTCTAAACAATTATCCAAACATTGATTCTATTTCTGTTTGGGGTGGCGAAACAAATGAACCACCAGTTTATGGTAAAGTTTTTGTCTCAATGAAACCAAAAGAGAATTATTATATCTCTGAGGCAGAGAAACAGCGTATCATTGACGAAATCATTACACCA